GGACTTTTCCCTCTCTGCAGTAGATATTGTGGCAGACCCAAGTGCTCCAAATGCCTTTGTAAACGGCATTATGGAAGGAAAACAATGGGTTTGGGACAATGGTATCATTAAACCAGTAGTGGTTGAATGTTACCGTAAAAGTATGGAAAAAACAGGTAGTCGTAACTTAGAAGAGCAAAAACTGAAAATATTTAAACATTTTCTTTCAAAATTATAATTATTATAAATAAACAAGTAAACTCCAAGGAGAATGATACTATGGACCCAAAAGATTTAGCCGAAAAAATTATGTCACAGATTTTTGATAACAACGAAACTATTCAGGAAGCAAAGGATAAATATGAAGAAGAAGATGAAGAAGGCGACGACGACCAAGACGAAGGCGACGACGACCAAGACGAAGAAGATGATAGTGAAGACGAATCTGAAGAATCAGATAGTGAACCTACTTCAGGTGGTCAAAACAAAACTCAAGGTGGCGTGGCTCGTGGTGCGCAATCTTTGCAGATGAAGCCTAGTAGTGCTAGTGCTGAAATGGGTGGATCCAGTGGTGGTCGCGGTGATTCCTCAATGAATCGTGATGCCAATGGTGGTGGTACTGTTAATCCTGATGGAAAGGGTTTTCAGACAACGACTCCAACTATGGACAGTTCAGAAGCTATGCGTTCATCTTTAAACATGAAACCATCGTTTGCTTCTCCTCAGATGCCAATGTTTGATCGTGGTCAAGTTGCAGAAGATATCAAAGTTATGTTTGGTGGTTCTGATGAACTCTCAGAAGAATTTGTAAACAAGGCTGCAGACATCTACGAAGCAACCATGCTTCACAATCTAGGTTTAGTTACCGAATCTTTGATTGAACAATTTCAAGGTCGTCTTGAAGAAACCGTTCAAGTTGTTGCAGAAAAACTAGAACAAAATATTGATGAATATCTTGGCTATGTTGTTGAAGAGTGGATGAAAGAGAATAAGTTGGCTGCTGAATCCGGTCTGCGAACCGAAATTGCAGAAAATTTCATTAGTGGTCTTCGTAATCTCTTTACAGAATCCTACATTGAAATTCCAGAAGATCGCGTAAACGCTTTTGATGAAATGGCTATTGCTGTTTCTAGTCTTGAAGAACGAGTTAGTGCTGAAATGAAAAACAATGTTGCCTTGATTCAAGAAATTAAAAATCTTAAAGCCACTGCAATTTTTGAAGAAGAAACAAAAACGCTTTCAAATGTTGCCGCAGAAAAAATGCGTGGTCTTGTTGAAAATTTAAATTTCGACAATGCCGATTCTTTTCGCGGAAAAGTGCAAACACTTGTTGAAGGTTTCCAAAAGAAAACTTCAGCACCAAAAATGCTAAAAGAAATCAATCATGACTCTACTGTTTCAGATGAACCTCAAGAAGATGTAAAACCTGAAGTAAGTAATGTTATGCAAATGTACATGAATACGTTAGATAGAACCCTCAAACAATAATTTTTGAAATATCAAGAATTATACATATAAATAGCAATCTTAAAGGAGCTAGAACAACATGGATAACCGTCACCAAATGCTTTCAGAATCAACCCGCCAAAAGTGGGCACCCTTACTTAATCACGCTTCCCTTCCCGCAATCGCTGATCAATACAAGAAAACCGTAACAACGATTCTTCTTGAAAATCAAGAACAGGCTCTTCGCGAAGACAATGCAATTTCGGGATCCGGTCTCGGAACTGTTGGTTCGGGTAGCAACACGGGTATCGATTCATTCGATCCAATTCTTATCAGCCTTGTTCGCCGTGCAATGCCAAATTTAATGGCATACGATATTGCTGGTGTTCAACCGATGAACGGTCCAACCGGTCTCATCTTTGCGATGAAGACTAAGTATACGGGAACTCGTACCTCTGGTACTGAAGCTCTGTATAACGAAGCAGATTCTGGTTTCTCTGGCAAAACTAGAGCAACTGGTGTTACAGGAACATATCCTGGAACAAATTCTACTGCTGCTGGAAGCAATAGTGGTCACTATGGAACAATGGGTGATCTTTTTGCACAAGATTCTGATCTTGGTTTTGAAGCAGGAACTGGAATGGCTACAACAACTGCAGAAACACTTGGTTCTAGTGGTAATGCATTCAATGAAATGTCTTTCACTATTGAGAAGAGTTCAGTAACTGCTCGTAGTCGTGCTCTTCAAGCATCATACACAACTGAACTTGCCCAAGATCTCAAGGCTGTTCACGGTCTTGATGCTGAAACGGAACTTGCAAACATTCTTTCAACTGAAATCATGTTTGAAATTAACCGTGAATTGGTTCGTACTGTTTATCAAGTTGCAAAACTTGGTGCACAACAAGTTGATCTTGCAGGCAAGACTTCAACTGGTGGTCTTGCAGGAAACGGTAACGGCGGCGAATACGATCTTGAACTTGATTCAGATGGTCGTTGGAGTGCTGAAAAATTCCGTGGTCTTACTTACCAAATTGAACGTGAATGCAACGTTGTTGCAGGCGAAACTCGTCGTGGCAAGGCAAACTTTGTTATTGTCTCACCAGACGTTGCCTCTGCACTCAGCATGAGTGGTCTTCTTGACTTCTCTCCTGCATTCAGTGGTGCTATTAATTCTGATGTAAACGGTAGCAGCTTTGCTGGTACTCTTCATAACGGACGCTTGAAGGTTTATATTGATCCTTATTCAATCAATACTTCTACTAGTTCGTTTACACCACAAAACTTTGTTTGTGTTGGTTATAAGGGAACTTCTCCTTATGATGCAGGTATGTTCTACTGCCCATACGTTCCGTTGCAAATGGTTCGTGCAGTTGATACCAGCACCTTCCAACCAAAAATTGGTTTCAAGACCCGTTACGGCATGGTCAGCAATCCATATGTTCTAAATGGAACGGCATCAGATGGTGAAAGAATGACACCACGATTGAATCATTACTACCGTATCTTCAAGGTTAAGAACCTTCACGGTAATGATGCAAGTTACGGTGGCGTAGGCTCTTAATTCACAACTAAGTAATTAAAGAAAACGGAGACCCTTAAGAAAGGTCTCTGTTTTTTTATACCTAAATACTATAAAGGATTCATATGACTCTACCATCAGTAATAACATCACAACCACAAACCATAAATTCACTACAGTATAATCAGTTTCGATTTGTTCTTAATCGTATGCCAAATACTGTATATTTTTGCCAAGGAGTAAAGTTTCCTGGTATACAATCACAGCCTATAACTCAACCTAGTCCGTTTGCTACTCCAATAAAAAGAACCCCAACTAGATTAGGATATGATGATTTACAGATTGATTTTATTGTTTCTGAAGACTTTAAAAATTGGTTAGAAATCAATAATTGGCTAACCCTAAATCTTCCAAATCGGGACTTTAATAGTAAAATAGAAGAAAAAGATAGGTACTCTGATGGAGCCCTAATAATGCTAAATAGTGCTTCTAGAGGATTTCTAGAAGTTGCATTTACAAACATGTTTCCTATATCTTTAGGTGGTGTTGAATTTACGTCTACGGTTACAGACGCAAAGCCGGTTATATCACTTGCAACATTTGGATTTACAGGTTATACTATAAGAACTGGAAATTTATAACATAAAGGATTTATATAATGGATATGATGAAAATACGTGAATTGATATCAGGGGATGTGGTTATTAACGATGAACAGTTGGACATCGAATCCCTGAAGATTCCTCAACTGTACGGTAAGTATTTAAACATTTATCAGGATGAAAAGGCTCTTTACCATAGCCATAACTTTCAACACAAAAAACTTAAACGTTTAAAGTGGGAGTACTACACCGGTAAATTAAGCGAAGATCAATTAAAAGAACTGGGATGGGAACAATTTGATTTAAAGATTCTGCGTCAAGATATAGACCTTTATTTAGAATCAGACCCGGAATTAGTGGCCTTGGAGATGAAATTAACAGTACAAAAAGAAAAAACAGACTATTTACAGTCTTTTCTTAAAGAATTAGCCAATAGACAGTACCATATTAGGGATGCTATTCTTTGGAGAAAATTCATCAGCGGAGTAAACTAATAAATACTAGATGAGTGATTTTGTTATTTCAAATGTTGATTCGGCTTTTATAAAGGTGGATTGTGATAAAGGGTTTGGAAAGGAATTATCAGATTTCTTTACCTTCACTGTTCCAGGGCATCGTTACATGCCCGCATTCCGAAAGAAGATTTGGGATGGAAAAATCAAACTCTTCAACTACTACAAGCGAGAAATATACGCAGGACTTGAGGACTATGTTGTCCAGTTTGCCCGAGACCGGAATTATACGGTTGAGGGGCAAAGACCATATTCAGAGAATCAACAGTCTCTTGAGGCTTCCAGAGCCTATACAGAGAGCCTACAGCCCTGCTCAGGAGGACAAGAGTTAGTTCCACACGAACATCAGATAAATGCGATTAATCACGCTATCAACAAAAACAGATGTCTCCTATTAAGTCCAACTGCATCCGGTAAGAGTCTAATCATATACACCTTGGTCCGGCACTATCTAGAAAGAATTGGTAAAAATAAAAAGATCTTAATAATAGTTCCAACTATATCCCTGGTAACACAGATGTATTCAGACTTTATGGAGTATTCAAGTAAGGGTAAGTGGAAAGCCAGAAACACCTGTCACAAGGTATACGGTGGTCAGTCTAATGATACAGATAAACAGGTTGTAATATCTACATGGCAAAGCATATATAAACTGCCTAACACTTATTTTGAACAATTTGAGGCAGTGTTTGGTGATGAGTGCCATTTATTTAAATCCAATTCACTAACCAGCATTATGACTAAACTAAAGACCTGTCCGTATCGTATAGGAACAACAGGAACACTAGACGGTTCACATACACACAAACTAGTTATTGAGGGTTTGTTTGGGCGTGTACACAAGGTGGTTACAACAAAAGACCTAATAGATCAAGACATTCTTTCTCCCCTAAACATTGATTGCGTTCTTTTAACTCATGCAGACCAGAATAAAAAACTAGTAAAGCAAATGACCTATCAGGAAGAGTTGGATTGGATTGTGGGTAACGAAGACAGAAATAAATTTATTACAAAATTAACAGGATCCTTAAAAGGAAACACATTAGTTTTATTTCAATATGTAGAAAAACATGGAGCAGTGCTTCACGAATTATTTAAAAAAGAAATTAAAGATAAAACTATATATTTTATTCACGGTGGAACAGATGCAGAGCAGAGAGAGTACGTTAGAAAGATAATGGAAACATCTGATAATAAAATTATCATAGCTTCATACGGTGTTTTCTCTACAGGTGTCTCCATTAAAAGACTACATAATATAGTGTTCGCTTCTTCTTCAAAGAGCAGAATACGAGTATTGCAGAGTATTGGAAGACAGTTACGAAAATCGGAACATAAGATTAGTGCAAAACTTTACGATATCGCAGACGACTTATCATGGAAATCTTATAAGAATCACACCCTAAGACATTTCACTGAGCGTTTAAAGATATATGAATCAGAAAAGTTTAATCATAAAACAATTAAGATACCTTTGATTACAGGAGAAGTAAATGGCTAGTAAATACAGAATAATTAAATTAAAATCAGGTGAAACTCTTATCTGCACATTAGGTGAGATAAAGAAAAAGACTATTATATTAGAGAGACCTATGCATTTTTCTTCTCATGTTGTAACAGACGGTACTCAGTTAATGGGTACTGAAATGCTTTTAATGAAGAATTGGATTGAATTCTCACCACAATCCACTGTGGAAATTCCACTGGACCATATTGCTGCTGTTATTCGTCCTGATGAAAATATTATCTCCTGTTACGATATTGAGAAGCGTAAAGAAGATGATCCCATTTTAAAGGAAGAATACCGTAATGCAGTAAGAGAACTGGCTAAAATGATGCCACCACCCACAAACACAAAAAGGTCTATTAAGTCTAAGAATGAGATTAATAAATTACCTGAAGTATTGAATATTGGGTTCACTGTTCCTAAAGAACTTATTCCGGATGTATTAGATGCTTTGGGTGTTCATCTTCCAGAAGAAGTTGAGGATCGTATTCAAAAACGATTAGATGAACAAGAAAAGAAATATAAGAAGATTATTAAAAAGAAACCTCTTCCACCAAAGCCGAATAAAGATACTCTAGGCAATGACTGGACTGACTGGTCTGCTGATCCTAATGACCTTATATAACCAGTAACTAGTTTAACCTTCATCATATCAGACACAGAGGATTGTAACATACAGTTTTTTCCTGTCAAGAGAAAAATTAAATAATTTTACTTGCTTTATCCCAAATATGAGTTATACTGTACAGGTATAAGTTATATA